GCGGCCGGCCGGCTGTTCAGCGGGCTGGCTCGTGAGTGAGTAACAGTGTTATGGCACTCAATGCCACTCACGAGCGGGGTTAGCAGTGATCGATGAAGTGTGCCCCGGCCCCGCTGTGGGCCTCTGACCTGCGGGAACGTCACGACGAGCCTCCGTCGGTCCGCACGGCGTCCGCAGGATCTGGTGATAGTGCCCGGCCGACGGCCTCCCGGGTCCGGTCGTCCGCGTCCGGCCAGATGTGCGCGTAAGTGTCCAGCGTGATCGCCCCGGAGGAGTGCCCCAGCCGCTTCTGCACCGTCTTGACCGACTCCCCGTGACGGATCAGCAGGGACGCGTACAGGTGCCGCAGCGCGTGAAGCCCGGTCCGTGGTGGTAAGCCAGCTGCTCGCGCTGCGGGGCGCCACAGGTGGGACCAGTAGTCCCGGCTTACCGGGCGCCCGCTGTCGAGGGTGAACACCAACCGGGCCTCGCGCTGCAGCGGCTTGTGCTCCTCAGTCCGGTCCATGATCGTCACGGTGCGCGCGGGAAACGCGGCCAGGTGAGCCGCGAGTGCATCCAAGGTCACCTGAGCTAGAGGTACCACCCGTGCCGACTCCGCTGTTTTCACCGGACCCAGATAGGGCGCCACATTCGCCAGCGTGATCAGTTGCTGATGCACGTCGACAGCCCTAACCCGGAGGAAATCCAGCCCGTCTACTTCCAGACCGAAGATTTCACTCTGCCGCAACCCGGACCCGACGGCGAGATCCACTACAGCGCGGAGCCGCTCGGGCAGGACCTCCCGTAGCGCGTCGAGGGCCGACAGTGCCGGGATCTCGACCTGCTTGCGTCGGGGCGGTGGGAGCCGGACCCCGTCGCACGGTGAAGAGGCGAGCACCTTGTCCCGGATGGCCGCAGCGAACACTGAGCTGACGTATCCGTAGGCGACCCGCACCGTCGAAGGCGCCAACTCGGTACCCCAGGTGGTGACCATCGCTTGCACCTGCGTCGTGCGGATAACCCCGATCGGCAGAGCACCGATAACCGGGTAGACGTGCTTGGCGAGTGCCCGCTCGACCATGTAGGCGGTGGTCGGCCCGTGCGGGGCGGTGGCACGCCACAGCTCGGCGCACTGGTAGAAGGTCGCCCTGCCGGCGCGAGGGTCAACGTATTGGCCCGTGACTACCGCTGCGGTTTGCTCGTCGAGCCACCGTTGAGCGTCGACCTTGCGGGCGAAGTGCCGGGCGTGCTCACGGCCTGCGGGGTCGCGGTAGCGGGCGCGCCACTTACCGTCCGGTCTCCGCTGGATGCTCGCCAAGGGTCTCCGTAGCAGCGTTCACCTGGCCCTGGAGGTCCCGTAGTTCGGTGAGCAGCTCGCGGGTCACGCGGCCGCGTCGCGCTGCGAGGCTTGCGGGGCTGGCGTCGGTATGGGTGCGCAGTCTCGCATCCCGCTCGGCGGCGATGCTCCTGCCCCACAGCCCGTGGCACATCAGCACGTAGACGCCGAGGTCCTCCCCGAGTGCCCGCTGCGCCCGCTCGTCGGCCTCCCCGAGTGACTGTCGGATCGCCAGGATGTCGCCTGCCTGCGGGTTGACCTGAAGCAGCTTGAGGAGCGCGGTGGCGCGGCGGTCGGCGTCCGGTTGCGGCTGGGGGTCGGGGTCATCGGGTGGTAGATCGGTGATGGTGATGCCGTCTCCGTCCCAGTTCCCGTGGAGGACCTCAGCGACCTCCCGCGCTGGCAGGACCGCGATGTTCGACAGGGCCACGTACGCGTCGAGGTCGAACAGCTCCGCGACGTCGACAGGTGTCCCGATCACGTCACCGAGGATTCTGGTGAGAAGGAGCAGGTTCTCGACAGTGACGGGCATACCGCCGCGCTCGATCGAGGCGACCCGGGTCCGGGTCCAGGCCAGTCCGAAGTGCCGGGCGCGCGTGGCGATGTCCTCCTGACGGACTCCGGCCTGCTCGCGGATCTCCCTGACCCGCTGGCCTACGACTTCACGCACCTGCATGAGAGGACTGGGCATGGACGGAGGGTAGCGCCTCGCGCGGTCCCGGGAACACCCTCACAAGGTTACGTTTGTAACCGCTTGACATTATGTGCTGCCGGGGTTAGAGTAGTTATCAAGCGGGTACAAACGTAACCGCTTGGAAGGGGTTGAAATGCTCGACCAGCCCGAGTACCTGACCACGAAGGAACTCGCGAAGCTCACACGAGCCACCGAGGCCACCGTCAGATATTGGCGTCATATGCAGACAGGGCCGACCGGATTCTCCTGCGGCCGTCGCGTCCTCTACGCCCGCACCGTCGTGGAGCAGTGGCTCCGCGACCTGCAGACCGCCCCAGATGCAGTGAAGCGATCAGCCTGACCGAAAACAGGTGGTCCCGCTCCCCAGCGTGCCAAACAAAAGACGCCTCAGCGTCCTACCGCCGAGGCGTCCGACCAGGGAGCAGACCCTCCATGACCAGTACTAATGGTACTGCAGATCCCCTAGAGGGGGACGTTGCACACGCCCCCTTCGAGCAGCTCGAACTCGACTTCGACCGCGAGCTGACCCGCACCGAACGGTTCGAGAAGTTCCACGCTGAGAACTCTCGGGTCTACGAGGCCCTAGTGGCTCTCGCCCGGGAATGGGTGACCCGCACCGGCCGCGACCGGCTCGGCATCGCCACCCTCTACGAGCGGGCCCGGTGGGATATCGCCGTCGCCACCAACGACCCCGAGTTCAAACTCAACAACAACTGGAAGACCTACTACGCGCGGCTCATCATGCTGCAGGAGCCTGACCTGGCCGGCTTGTTCGCCCGCCGCAGCTCCGAAGCTGACGTTTGGGCCGCGCTGGTCAAGCACGGTCACCGGGACGCAGCGTGAAAGCGGACGACGCCGGCACCTGGATCCGGCTACACGACCAGATGCCCGACCACCCGAAGATCGGCGGCCTCAGCGACAGAGGCTTCCGACTACTCATCACCACCTGGTGCTGGTGCTCCCAACACCTAACCGACGGTCACGTCCCCGCAAAAATTTGGAGCAAACGGAGCACCCCCGCTGCGCGCCGAGAACTCGCGGAAGCGGGCCTCGTTGAAGACGCCCCCGACGGGGGTGTGTGGATGCACGACTACCTCCACTGGCAGCGCAGCAAAGCGGAGGCCGCAGACGGCACCGAGAAGAAGAGAGCCGCAGGTCAGCGGGGCGCTCACGCCCGCTGGCACGGCCCCGCCGGGGGCTTCGACCCGGCCTGCCCACTGTGCCAGCGGGGAGCGAATGTGACCGACCTGCGACCCCGGAGCGGATAGCAGGTGCCATAGCAAGTGCCATAGCAAACGGATGGCAGGGCGGTAGCAGAGTTAGAGATAGAGGTTCTTCGCTTCGCTCGAACCTAAGTCAAAACCTAGAACCCAACCCGAAACTCACTGCCGCCCAAACTTTTCGCTCCGCTCAAAGTTCGGTTGCCCACGCAGAATGCCAGTCACTCTGAGTAGGGGGTTATTACGCAACTCAAGTCCAAAGTAACCACAAGAGACAAGATCATCACCGATGAACGCGCAGAAAGAAGACCAGCAATGACAGGCTCTGCCACCAGCTTCGACACCCTCTCGGGCACCATCCGGGCAGTATTCGACCTCTCCGTATCCAAGGCCGAACTAGAAGCCTCCGTCCAGTGCGCCGAGCTGGACCTGCACAGGCTCCAAGCCGGTATCGCTGATGCGAAGCGGGACCTCGCCGCCGCGGACCGTCAGATCCGCCGACTCAACGAAGGGAGCGCCCCTCATGGCCAGGTCGCGTAACGGCGCTAGCCGCAGCCGCCACGGGGTGAGCTACGGCGGCCGAGATATCGGCCCCTGCACCGTCGAAGGTTGCGGCGGGCAGCGGCGCGTCGCCTTCACCGACGACGGCCCCGTGGTTGCGTGCTCTCGGTGCGCTTACCGAGGCGCAGTCGACTGGCTGAAAATTCACGCCGAAATGACCAGGATGGAAGCAGCGTGACCCGGATCTTCTTCTGGGCCGCCGACGAGGGAGGGTGCTGCTACTACCGGTGCACCCTCCCCGCCGGGGCCCTCGCCGACCGTGGCCACGGCACCCTCGTCGCCACGGTGATGCCTGACGAGTGGATGGACGCGGACGTCATCGTCGGCCAGCGGGTCTGCCAGCCCGGGTCAACCACCCGCTGGCAGCAGCTCGCCCGGGAAGGGAACTCCGCCCTGGTCTACGAAGTCGACGACGACCTTCTCGACGTCGACCCCTCCAACGGCCCCGCCTGGAGCTTCTTCGGCCGCCCTGAGATCCGAGCCAACGTCATCCGCAACATCGAGGTAGCGGACCTCGTCACCGTCACCACCGAGCCCCTCGCGGAACGGATGCGACACTGGAACTCGAACGTCGCAATCCTCCCGAATTGCATCCCAGCGTCCCTACTCGACGCCCCCCACTGCGCCGGCCCCAAGGGCGTCACCATCGGCTGGTCCGGGGGCGTCTCGCACCAACTGGACCTCGCGGAGGCCCACCCGGCGGTCCGTCAGTTCTTGCGCCGATACCCCGACGTCGGCCTGCACGTTATGGGCGCGGCCGGGCCCGACTTCCACCGAGGACTCCCGGCGGAGCGGGTTCGCATCACCGGCTGGATCGAATCCGTCACCGCGTTCCACCAGGCCGTGGACTTCGACATTGCCCTCGCTCCACTGCGCCCGTCCCGATTCAACCGGTCGAAGAGTGCGATCCGGTGTCTCGAAGCGGCCGCCCTCGGAATCCCAGTCGTCGCCTCGGACTTCGGCCCCTACGCCGAGTTCGTGGAGCACGGGGACACCGGGTTGCTGGTCCGCCAACCCCACGAGTGGGGCCGTCACCTGCGTGCGCTCCTCGACCCCTGGGTACGGCGAGAGATGGGCGCGAGGGCTCGCACGTTAGCCGCGCGACACACGATCGAAGGCAACGTCGAGCTGTGGGAGAAGGCGCTGACCTGATGATCGTCTACACCGGGGGGACTTTCGACCTATTCCACGCTGGGCATGCTTACCTGCTCGGCCAGTGCCGCAAGCTCGCCGGGCCGGATGGCAAGGTCGTCGTGGCGCTGAACACCTGCGCGTTTGTGGCCGCTTACAAAGGCAAGTCGCCGGTCAACCTCTATAGCGAGCGGGAGGACGTGCTGCGGGCCTGCCGGTACGTCGACGAAGTGATCCGCAACGCCTACGGCGCCGACAGCAAACCAACCATCGAAGCCGTCCGACCCGACGTCATCGCCATCGGCATCGACTGGGCGGGCAAGGACTACTACGCGCAAATGCAGTTCACACAGCAGTGGCTCGACGACCGAGGTATCTCGCTGGTCTACCTGCCGCACCCCCGGCCGCTGTCCACATCCGAGATCAAAAACCGGATCCTGGAGACCACGTGAACACCTGGGTACTGATCCCCTGCCACCGACCCCGACTGGACGACCTCCGGGCGTCACTGTCGCACCTGAACCACCCAGCGGACCGAACCGTCATCGTCACCACCCAGCCCGACCCGATCCGCCACACCGACACCGCAGCCACAGTGCTGCAGTACCAGCACACCGACATCAACATCAGCCGCTGGTGGAACATCGGCCTGAACTGGATCGAGCAGCACCACGAGCTCGGCCCCTACGAAGTCCTGTGCATGGAATCCGACGTCCGCATCGAATGGTCCACCCTGTCGCGGCTCCGGTCCGTGCTCCGCAGCTACAACCTCGGGATGGTCGGCGCCGACTGGTACGGCGTCGCCACCAGCGCGGTCGAGACCCGCTACAACCTCGACCCCGAAACCATCGAGCACCGCATCCCCGGTGTCTGCATGCTCGTCGCCGGCGAACTCGGAATCCGCTTCGACGAGCAGTTCCGCTGGTGGTACGCCGACGACGACTTCGAGTGGCAGCACCGCAAAGCGATGGGCACCGGCCTGGTGCGCGGCACGACGATCGAGCACGGCCCCGGACGGCCCCTCACCGGGGAGCGCGCCGACTACGCCGGAGTGGACCGGCAACGGTTCGTCGCCAAGTGGGGGAGCCCGAACATCCGATGAGCAGTGACATCACGGTGGTCATCGCCACCATCCCGATCCGAGCCAAGATGCTGCGGAAGGCCCTCGCCTCAGTGGTCCTTCAGACCCACCAGCCAGCGGCCATCGTGGTGGAGTACGACCACGAGCACACCGGGGCCGCAGCGACCAAGAACCGGGGTCTAGCCCGGGTCACCTCGGATTGGGTGGCGTTCCTCGACGACGACGACCAGTTCATGCCCGAGCACCTGGAGAAGCTCCACGAAGCGCAGCTCGACTCCGGCGCCGACGTGGTCTACAGCATGCCGTTCATCCCGCAAATCCCCGGCGGCATCGATCCGTCCGGGATGCGGGGCGCCCCGTTCGACCCCGACGAGCTACGGCGACGGTCCTTCATTCAGACAACGTCCCTGGTGCGCTCGAAGCTGATCCAGTCCACGGGCGGCTTCCAGCTGCCACAGCACGTCCAGTCCGACTATGACGATTGGGGTGCGTGGCTTGCGCTGCTAGACGCGGGCGCGACGTTCCACCACCTACCGGAGCAGACGTTCATCTGGGAGCACCACGGCCGGAACACGTCGGGACGGCCGGACCGCTGGTAACCCCCCGTCGGACACGGTTTTCCAGGCAAATAGAAACGGGGCCGAGCGGTCTAGCTGCTCGAACCCCGGGTAAGCGGTGCGTTACGTCAATTCCTGGGACGGCTAACGATTTGCAAAACGATCAGCAGGAGGAGGATCAGGATCAAGAAGACCCCCAAGCCGCCCAACGCCCAAAGCACAGTGACCATCTTGGGTCATCCCTCACGCTATGCAACCACCTACCCCAGCGACGGCGAGGAGTCTCGCGCTCATCAGTGATAGGGGACGCATGTGGTCTGGCGCGCATAGGCAGCTCCGATCCGATTGGGGATGTCACGTCACTCAACGTACCCCATCAGACGCTACAGCGGTACCGGTAATGGGTGGTCCGACGCGTCCCCGGCAAAACGGGCGCTCCGCCAGCTACAGTCAGCGACAGGTATTTCATCACACGGTGGAATCTGAACACCTGGACGGTGAACGGTGGGTCGTCAGCAGGCCACCCGCGCTAACCGCGCCGCCGTCGCCGAACAACGGGTCCGCTGCTACCAACTGCGCCTCAGTGGCCTATCCGTCCGGCAAATAGCGACAGCCACCGGCCTATCGGTTGGCACGGTCAGTAACCGCATCCAAGCGGAGATCGACTCCCGGGTGCTCCCGCTCGCGGATGAGGTCCGCAAGGTCGAGTTGGACCGGCTCGACGGGTGGCTAGCGCGCCTCAACGCGCAGATCGTCGCCGGGGTAGCCGTGGCCCGCAACGTCGAAGTCGCAGTGCGAGTGTCGGAGCGGCGAGCGAAGCTCCTCGGGATCGACGCCCCGCAACAGCTCGAAGCCACCGTCCATGAGGTCACGCAAACCGACGTCGCATTGGCTGAGCTGGTGCGTGAAGCCCAAGCCGCCGCAGCGGTAGCGGAGGCTCAACTCCGGGACCAGCAGTGACTTGGGGGGCCCGCGTCAACGCCATGTTTGCTCCTTTCACAGCGAAGGTCGGCACCTGTAGGGCGGCTCACACCGCCTGGCCGTCCTGCGCGGGCCCCCCTGCCTCATGACGGCTTCGGTGCTCACCGCGCCAGCCTTCGACTTGGAGTCGTATCTAGGTCGGTTCGACGCGGACGCCCTGGTCCGGTCCCCGGACTACCGGCGGGCCGTCTCCCGGGTGGACCCTCTCGCATTCGCGCTCACCTACCTGCCCCATCACCTACGGGGTGACGAGACCGGCGGGGAGATCACCCTGTCGGAGTTCCACCTCGACCTCATTGAGCAAGCCAAACGGTGGATCGTCCCCGATGAACGCCCAGCGCAGCACCGTGATGCCTACGTCGCCCCCCGAGGCTGCGGTAAAAGCACCTGGCTGTTCCTGATCCTGCCGCTGTGGGCGGCCGCGCACGGCTGGCGGAAATTCGTTGCCGCTTTCGCCGACTCCGCCGCCCAAGCGGAGATGCACCTGGCCAGCTTCAAGCACGAGCTGGACACCAACCTGCTGCTTCGCGTGGACTTCCCGGACCTGTGCCGGCCGATGCGCCGCCCCACCGGGATGGTCGCAGCGGACCGCGCCGGGATGCTCGTGACGAAAGCCGGGTTCACCTTCGCGGCCCGTGGCATCGACTCGGCCAGCCTCGGGATGAAGGTGGGGGAGAAGCGCCCCGACCTCCTCATCCTCGACGACATCGAACCCGACGAATCCAGCTACAGCGCCTACCAGAAGGAGAAGCGCGAGGGCACCCTCCTCGACGCGATCCTCCCCCTGAACGTGTACGCCCGCGTGGCCCTCGTCGGCACCGTCACCATGCCCGGCTCGCTCGTCCACGACCTCGTCAAGACACGCACCCTCCCCGGTGAGCAGCCCGCGGACTGGGTCACCTCAGAGAACTTCACCTGCCACTACTACCCCGCGATCCTCGACAACGGGGACGGCACCGAACGGTCCATTTGGCCAGCGAAGTGGCCCCTCGATTACCTCGAGGAAATCCGGCACACCCGGGCGTTCCGCAAGAACTACCAGAACGACCCCATGGCCGCCGACGGCGACTACTGGACGATGGAGGACTTCACCTACGCCCTACCGGTGCCACTCACGCACCAGCTCCTGTCGATCGACCCCGCCGTCACGAGCAAGAAGAAGTCCGACTACACCGCGCTGGCAGTCATCGGATTCTCGAGACCAGCCGGGAAGTGCGTCGTCCGTTGGGCTCGGGCTGTCCGCGTCCCCCCAGGCGACGAGCTGCGGGCCCTCGTGATCCGCACCCTCGAAGCGTTCCCCGACGTCGCCGGTGTGCTCGTAGAGAGCAACCAGGGCGCCGACGCGTGGCGCACGATCCTCAAAGAACTCCCGTGCAAGCTGACCTTGGTGCACCAGTCGGAGCCGAAAGAGGTCCGGGCCGCCCGGCTACTCAACCACTACCAGCGGCACCGCGTCGTCCACGAGCACCGGCTCCCCGCTGTCGAAGAGCAGATGATCGGCTTCCCGAAAGCCCCCAACGATGACCTCGTAGACGCCGTCGGCGCGGGTGTCGCCGTGTTCCTCGGGAAGAAGCGCACCGCATCCGTCACAACCGCGTCCTACGTGGGATAGGAGACACCCGTGTTACTCACCCCCGAGGTGCTGGCCGCGCTGCTGTCCATTCAGCGCAGGCTGGCGCACGAGATCGACCAGCCCCAACCATCCCGACCCGCGCTAGCGGAGATCGAGGCGGAGCTGCGGCTCATGCTGACCAAACTGGGCGCGCCCGTATTCGTGCCCGCTATCGGCGAGGAGATCACCCAGTGACCATCGTCCTAGACGGTCCTCTCGCGCTCACGGAACTGGACGCGGCACCAGATGGTGGCATTGACGACCTCATGGCCGGAGTAGCTGCCCTGGACCAGGCGGCGCCCGCCTACGCCCGAGCGGAGGCTTACTACTCCGGGGACGTCCCCGAGTTCTTCGCCTCCATCCGGCTCCGGCGCGCCATCATGCGAACCGGTGCCGCGTTCCGCTTCAACTTCGCCGCCATCCCCGTCGATGCCGTCGTTGAACGGTTGAAGCTCGCGGCAGTCACCTCCACCGACACAGCTGCCGACGCAGCCCTCACCAACATCTGGATCCGAAACAAGCTCGCGCTCCAATCCCGGCAGATCATCCGCCGGGCCTGCGAGTTCGGTGACGCCTACGTCGTCGTCTGGCCATCACCCGCCGACGACGGCACCGTGGACGTCTTCTACAACAGCCCCCAGTGCATCCGCGTGTTCTACGACGACGAGAACCCGCTCCGCAAGTCCCACGCGGTGAAGCGGTGGCAGGCGGGCAAGCGCCGCCGAGCGGACGTCTTCTACCCCGACCGCATCGAGAAGTGGGTCACGCTACCCAACGTGAAGGGCGACAAGCCCGGCGATTGGGAGCAGTACACCGACAACCCCGGCGACTCGTGGCCTTACGACAACCCGTTCGGTGAAGTGCCTGTCTTCCACTTCCGTAACGACCAGCCCTACGGGATCCCCGAGCACAAGGGCTTCTACGGCCCCCAGGACGCCATCCACAAGCTCGTCCTCTCCCACATGGCCGGTGTGGACTACCAGGCTTTCCCGCAGCGGTACGCCCTCGTGCACCCCGACTCCGACAGCTCCGAAGCCGCCATGGAAGACGAGGACGTTTTCGCGTTCGCCGACGCCACCACCGGCACCACCGTCCCACCCATGGGGGAGGCCCGATCGCAGTACACCGCGGACCCCGGCTCCCTATGGTTCATGAAGGGCGTCAACGGGGTCGGCCAGTTCCAGACTGCGGACCACGCGAACTTCACCGAACCGATGCTCACCTACCTGCGCATGGGAGCGGAGGTCACGAACACCCCACTGCACCGCGTCGACCCGACCGGTGACCAACCCTCCGGACAGTCACTGCGGGCAGCGGACGCCCCGTTCGTTCACAAGATCGAAGACCGGCAGCTGTCCTACGGCGACACATGGCGGGAACTGTCCACCTTCGCTCTCCGTGTCGCCGGCTACCCCAACGCGGACGTCACCGTCCGGTGGACCCCCGCCCAAACCGTCGATGACCTCGAAGGCTGGCAGACCGTCGCGGTGAAGCTCGCCGCAGGTGTCCCTGCCGAGCAGGCGTTCCTCGAAGCGGGCTATTCCGATGTCCAGGTGGAGGCGTGGTTCGGGCCGAAGGACGACGACATGCCCTTCAACGTGGACCTCTTGGTGAAGATCGGTCAGGCCCTGGCCTCCCTCGGTACCGCGCAGTCCCTCGGTGTCCTGTCGGGGGAGCAGTTGCAGGCCCTGGTGGAGTCCGTCGTCCCGGTAGCGAGCGCCGAGAGCGATGCCAGCTAGGGCAGTAAGGGGGCAGCTCCAGCTCCTCTACGACAACGCTGACGAAGCGGAGGCCCTGGAGCACGAGGCCGCGACCTCCGCCTCCCGGGACCTCCGCGAGCGGTTGCAGGCCGTGTCCCGGTGGTTCGCCGGTATCTGGGTGATGGAGTTCGGGGCGCTCACGGCTCAAGCTGACCCCGCGCGCCTCCAGCCGATCCTGGCCGACCTGCGGGATCGGATGTCGACCGTCCACTTCGACTCCACCCCGCAACTGGCCTACTGGGCGGAAAGGGCCCGAGCCCTCGGCGTCGCACAGGCCGCCAAGGAGATGGCCTTACCGTTCCCACCCGACCTCCGGAACGCCACCGTAGGCACGGATACGGTCCGGGCGATAAACCGGGTAGCGACAGCGGCAGCCGCCAGCGTCGCTCGTGCTCAGCGGCTAACACGCGCCATCAGGGAAGGAACCCACGCTGACGTAATGCCAGCGGTCGCCGCAGCCAACGGCGTCGTAACCGACGTGGAACGAGCGGCGCGATGGCTAACCAACAGGGAAGTGAACAACGGCGTCGCCCAAGTAGCCACCGCGCTCGACGCCGGCACCATGTGGATCGCCGAAAGGAACGCCTGCCTAGTCTGCATCGCCCTCTCCGGGGTCACGGCCGACCCAGGGTCCTCATTCCCAGCCGACGCCACGTTCGGGGCCAAGCCGATGGCCGTCTGGCCCGACGGGGTCCTCGAACGCCCACCGAGGCACCCCAACTGCCGCTGCAGAATCACACCCTGGCTGGGGAGCGGCACCGACTACTCCCTAGCCACCGCGCTACAGCGGGAAGCCCGCAGGAGCGTCCTCAAAGGCTGGTCTTTGCCCACAGAGTCGGAGAACGCACGGTTACAGGCAGCCGACCGGCTCCTACAAGTCGGTGCGAATCTCCCAACGTCAGTCGAGGACCAAGCGCGACGCGCCGTCCGCATCGGTCACTTTAAGGCACGGACCGTACCCACCGGGTAGCCTTTTCAACAACTGACGAAAAGGGGCTGGCATGGCAGAAGACCCACCCGAGGGGACACCCCCACCGGACCCACCGCTCACCGACCCACCCCCCGGGGCGGCCGCCACCGAGGCTGAGTGGAAACGACTCCAAGCGGGCCTCGCGAAGGCCAACACAGAAGCCAAGACCCGCCGCGAGGAGTTAGCGGCCGCCCGCAAAGCCACAGAAGACGACGCCGGTAAAGCAGCGCGGGAAGCAGCCGAGGCCGCCGAGAAGCGATTCAAGCCGGTAGCGGTCCGCTCATCAGCCCGCGCGGCGTTCATCGAGGCCGGGCTGCAGGGTGTCACCCCCGAGCGGGTAGCGAAACTCGTTCGCATGCTCGACCTCGACGCCCTAGACGTAGACGACACCGGGGAAGTCACAGGTTTGGCGGAGCAGGTAGCGGCCGTGAAAGGGGACTACCCCGAGCTATTCAAGCCCGTAGACAAGCGAACAACCCGCATCACCCCCGGCGACCGGCCAGCAGTAGAAGGACGAACGCAACGCGTCAGCGACATCCAAGCAGCCCAAATCCTCGGCCTGGCGTGATGACGCTCGCGACCGTTGCCGCCCTAGCTGGTCTACTCGTGGCTCTGGGCGGCATCGGCGCGGGCATCCCGAAAGTGGTGAACGCAGTGCGGAGAGCAAGCAGAGTGTCGGATGGAATCCTTGGGGACGGCACTCCCGAGCACCCCGGCGTTGTGGCCGGGCAGGCGAGCCTAGCCGCAGCGATTGAGAAACTCAGGGTGCAAGCGTCAGCGGACCTCGCTGACATGAAATCGGACCTCGCTGCGGTGAAAGTAGACGTTGCGGCGGTCAAACACCAGACAGCCTCCATCGAGGACAAAGTGGATAGGCAGGGCGTCAAACTCGACGAGCACGTCGATAAGGAAGCCCCCGACTTACTCGCAGCGGGCCAAGCTTGGGGCACGCGGCTCGATGAAGAAGTCGCCGACCACGAAGGCAGAATCGCGCGACTCGAACGCCACACCGGCACAGAAGATCCAGCGACAGGTACCGGGCAGTAGCATCACCGCCAGTAGCACCACGGTTAGTCGGCCAGGTGGCCGTATAGCCCAGCGGACCCGGATGGGACGCGGACGGCAGTCCCCCATCCCGTTGAGTCCCCTGAAGGGCAAACACCGTGGCACGCAACACAATGGAAGCGTGGATTCCCGAAGAGTTCGGCAAGACCGTCCTCCAGCGAGTCCACCAGGTATCCGCGCTAGAGGCGTACGCCCAGCGGATCCCGATGCAGAGCCAAACCCGCTCCACTCCCCGCTCCGGCGGCGTAAACGTCGGAATGGTCGCCAAAGGCGGCACCTACTCAGAGGACACCAGCACCAACGACGAGGCCGTCCTCCGGGAGCAGAAGTTCGGTCAGGCCATCCGTATCGCCGAAGAGGACATCAACGACTCTCTCGCCGACATTCTGGAGGCGAAGAAGACCGACTGGGCCACCTCGTACGCGAAGACCCTCGATAACGCCTGCCTCGCGGTCACCGCCGCGAAGGGTACGAGTGGTTGCGCGTTCGACTCCCTGTACTACCTGCTCACGCAGACCGACGCAGCGACCGGCTACACCGCCAACACGAACATCACGCAGACCGCGACTGGCGCCCCGGCGATCACCTACGCCAACCTGAGCACTGTCGCGGGCCTCTATGAAGGCGGCGACTACTTCGACGAGTCCAACAGCCTCGTCATGGCCCACCCGAAGTACAAGCAGCTCCTACGGGGCGTCCTGGACACCCAGAACCGGCCGATCTTCCAGGAGGGCTCCACAGGAGTCCCCGGCGGCGGCCAAGGCGGAGTGGTCGACACCATCTTCGGCTACCCCGTGAAGTGGACCCTCGGGGCGAAGACCTCAGGCGTGCCGACGCAAACCCCGGCCGGTAACCCCCTGCTCATCTTCGGCAACCCCATGTACCTGCTCTTGGGTACCCGCTCCGGCCCCGAGTCAGTGTTCATCGACGGCCGCAACGGGCTTGGCGCGCTCACCGACGAGTCGATCCTGAAGATGCGGGCCCGACGCGGGTTCGTCCCCGGTGTCGAGCAGGCGTTCGCGATTCTGGAGCAGAGGGCCTGACATGGCTGACGAGACCCAAACCGGGCGGCACGAGCGCCCCGAGGTGACGGAACCGGCCGCTGCGCCGGCACCCCGCCGCGACCGGGTGGAAGAGGTAGCTGCCCGGTCGGCGGACGGCTCGAAGGGCCTCACCTTCCGCAAGGTCTTCGTGATGGGCGGGGAGATTCCACCCGAGCACTTCCAGCACGAGGCGAACTGGGCGGGGACGCTCCAAGAAGCCCTCCACCGGGGTCTCCACCCCAAGGGGAAGGTCCAGCTCGTTGACCACGAGGTCACCGACCCTGACCGGCGCGGCCGGGTGTCGACCGTTGCGACCTACGAGGTGCTCGTCGAACCGGCCAGCACCGACCTGGAAGCGCACACCACCGTCGCACCGTCCTCCGGCGTTGCGTACGAGCCGGTCCGCTCCTGATGCCGTTGGTGGCGCGCCCGCCAGCCCCCGCTACCGAGCGCGCCACCAACACCCCAGCTAGCAGAGGGAGGGACACCGGATGACACAGACCACTTGGGCTGTCCCCGCTGACGTAGTCTCCCTCACCGGCCAGACCGTGATCCAAACGCAAGTCGACCCGGCCAACGGTCTCATCGAGATCCACGGCGGGAAGGTTTACACCCTGGCCGTCGCCCAAACGGGCAGCCGGGACCTGGAGTGGATGAAACGGGCCGTCGCCTACCAGACGGTATGGATGATCTCCCAGCCCGACGTGTTCAGCCGCCTCGACCTCGAAGCCATCGCAGCCAGCGGCAGGCCGGTGCCGATCTCGGGTACCGCGCTCACCCTCAGCCCACTGTCGAAGCGGGCCCTGCAGCGGGTGTCGTGGTTGAAGTCCCGCAGCCTCCACGTCCGCTCGCCCTTCCAAGACGGCCTCGGCCCGCTGTCCAGCGACCCCCTCGCCGACGCCAACGACTACTACCTGCCCTGGCAGGCGATGTAGCCGTGTACGTCATCGCCACCTGCACTGCCTCGATCCTGCGGGGCACCGCCACCGACACCTACGGAGACGCGGTCGACTCCGCGGTGGCCATCGCCACGGGGGTCATCGCCTCCATCAGGGAGCAATCCCGGGTGGCCTTCGATCCGAGCACTCAAGAGCCACGCGTCGTCCGCTTCACACAAGGTGTCATGCCTGCAGGGACGGACGTCACCGAAACCGACCAAGTCCGAGACGACACCTACGGCGTGACCTACATCGTCACCAGCGTCACCCAAGGCCGCCAACCCGGCTTCACCCCGGACCTGGAGCTCCAACTCAAGCAGATCACCTGACCCCGTAAACGGGCCAGATTCGCACCGCGCCGACCACGCCGTAGAGGCGAGGAGGGAGTACCGAAATGGACGTCGTCATGAACGGCGGCTGGCAACTGTTCCTCGAGAACGCCACCACCGACGTACTCCACAGGATCGCCAACGAAGTGAAGGACGACGCCAAAGCGGCCTGCCCCGTCCTCACCGGGAAACTCCAGGCCAGCATCGACAACGAAGTCATCGGCGACACGGCCCGAGTTGGCTCCAACGTCGAATACGCCGGGTACGTCGAAGAAGGCACCAGGCGCATGGCCGCCCAGCCCTACCTGCGGCCCGCCCTGTACCGGGTGAGGTCGGGATGACCCTCCGCGCCAACACTGAACTCGTCGCCATCGCCTGGCTAGGCGGCGTCACGGGCCTCAGCACGAGCATGGTCGCCGCCACCCTGCCGAGGGACAACACGGCCTGGGCCACTACCGGATTCGTCACCGTGCGGACCAGCGGCGGCGCCCCCGGTATCCACGTGCCTCTGCGGCAACCCGTCGTCACGGTCGACTTCTGGGCTGTTAAGCCCAGCTCGGCGAAGCCGCCCTGGTATCAGGCCAACTACCTCGCTGAACTCGTCGATCTCGGGTGCCGCGCAACGAACGCCGCCCGAGCCGTCACCCTGCCAGCCAACTACCCGGCCGCCCGCGTTCTCAGCGCCTACCTCGTGCAAGAGCCCCGCCGCGCCTACGGCGACCAAGGCGACTACGCGCACTACATCGCGGACCTCGCACTGAACTGGGTGGACCTCTCGTGACCCGCCTCGCGCTCGTCGGCGCCGTCTCGGGGGAGCTCCTCAGCTACGGCGGCCGGGTCCTCACCCACGGTAATGCGGCCGAGCTGGCGTTCCTGTTCCCAGGCGCCCAGATCGTGACCCTGCCGGCCCATGTACCGCCGGAGCAGACGCTGCCGGTCCCCGCGCACCCCGAACTGACCGCCGTGCGCTTCCCGATCGACCGGAAGGACTTCAAGTGAAGGTCCGCACCACGCAACGGCCCTGGATGGACATCGACGCCGACCTAGCCGAGTACACCGACCTATCCCGCCAGGGCCTCCTGGTGGACACCAGCCCGCCGAGGCGTCTCCCGGAGGGCATTGCGCTCCCGGCCGACGTCACAGGCGAGACCACGAAGGGGAACTGAGCCATGTCTGTTACCGCCACCAACCTGATCCTCGGCCCCGGCACCCTCTACAGCGGCGCATTTGGCGCCGTGGAGCCAGCTGATGCGTCCGTCAACACCACCCCCGCCGCTAGCGCCTGGACCGACATGGGCGCCACCGACGGCGGCGTGAAGCTCACCATCGACCAGAAGTTCACGGAGCTAACTGTCGACCAGGTCGTGGACTCGTTGGGTCGCCGGCTGACTCAGCGCGAGATCATGGTTGACACCAACCTGGCAGAGCCCACGCTCGCGAATCTCAGCGTCGCCATGAACGGCGGCACCCAGGCGACCGGATCGGGGTACGCAACTCTCGACCCGCTGAACGTCACCAGCGCCACGCAGCCGACCTACGTTGCGGTGCTGCTCGACGGTTACGCCCCCGCAGGTTTCCGCCGCAGGGTCATCATCCGCAAGGCCCTGAACACCTCAAGTGTTCAGACCTCTTACGCCAAGGACAAGGAAACGTACTTCCCGGTCACATTCGCAGGGCACTACGTCTCCAGTTCCATCACCCCATTCCACGTGGTCGACCAGACCTCGTAACCCCGCCAGCCACAGCCAGATAGGTGAGGTAGATGACCGTCGCTATAGAAGCGCCAACGCCAGCTCAAGGCGATGCGCCAGAACTGGTACCGGCAATCCAAATCACTACCGTCGCGGGCCCAGACCGGAAGATGGAGGACCTCTTCTCCATCGACGACATCACCTATCAGATTCCCGCTCGCGTCGGCGCCAACATCACCCTCGGCTACCTGCGGCTCGCCCGCACCCACGGTGACGCAGCGGCGATCGGTTGGGCAACGGAGAGAGTCCTCGGAGAGAAAGCCTACGTCGCCCTCATGGAATGCGACGACCTCACCCCCGACGACCTCGAAGCTGTGTTCGCTGTCGTCCACAAGAAAATCATGGGGGCGGTGGAAGCGGGAAAAGGGAAAGGGCCGAGAGGCTAAACCAAACCCTCTGGGTGCTCGACCACCTCGATGACCTCGACGCGGACTTCCGAGTCTTCTACCGGGTAGATGACATTGAGGCTTTACCGGGCCCACGGTTCCTGGCTTTGGCTCTACGGGTCTTCGCCTACCAGGGGGTCATGGCGGCCCGCGCGGGCGAGCAGCAGGAAACGACAGGCACGCAACGACAAGGGACGGAGGTACGGCAAGTGGAAGCGACCAGAGCGGCCATCACCGCCGACCCCGCCCTGTCCGGGCTCATGTCGTGGGGTGAAGGCTGATGTCCGCCACGGGCGGCTTCAAGATCGCCGAAGCGTACGTTGATATCACCGCCCGCAACCTCATGGCCGACGCCCTGGCCTCCGCGGTCAAGCAAATCCGTGGCGTCGGCACGGAAGCCGATGCGGTAGGCGCGAAGTCGTCAGCGACTGGCCTCCTCGGGTCGAAGGCGTTCCTCGCCATCGGGGCGGCCGCCGCTGGCGGCGCCGTCGAAGTCGTGAAGATGGCGGGCGACTTCCAGTCCAGCACCAACCGGCTTATCACCTCAGCCGGGGAATCCCGCGCCAACATCGGTCTAGTACGCGACGGCATCCTCGCGATGGCGGGGGCGGTCGGCTACTCCGCTGAGGAACTGTCCACCGCCATGTACAAGATCCAATCGGGGGGGCAGCACGGCGCCGACGGCCTCAAAGTCCTCCAAGCGGCAGCAGAGGGCGCGAAAGCAGAGAACGCGGACCTCACCGTTGTAGCGGACGCGGTCACCTCGGCCCTGCAGGACTACCACCTGCAAGCCAGTGCCTCCGCCGACGTCACGAGCAAACTAGTCGCAGCCACATCCGCAGGGAAGATGACTTTCCAGGAGCTCGCGGGCTCCATGTCGGCCATCCTCCCCATCGCCAGCGCCAACCACATCTCCCTCAACGACATCCTCGGCGACCTGGCCAGCATGACCGTCCACGGCATCTCCGCGCAGCAAGCCAGCCAGGACCTCGCGAACGCCGTACAGGCCCTCGCAGCGCCCAACGCCCAGGCGGCTAAGGAGATGGCGGCGCTCGGTCTTAACGCCACCGACGTCTCCCTCAAGCTCGGCCAGCGCGGCCTCTCCGGCACCGTCCAGCTCATCGCCCAAGCCATCCAGAAGGACATGGGCCCGGACAGCACCGCAGTAGTCATCAACCTGCAGAACGCCCTCAAAGGGCTGCCGCCAGCAGTCCAGGACCTCGGCATGAAGGTAATGGCGGGCACCCTGACGATGGGCCAGTTCCACAAGGCCCTGAGCGGCATGGACCCGATCACAGCGTCGCAAGCGCAGTCGTTCGAGACCCTCGCAGCCAGCACCCACAAGATCGGTACCGAGTCGCTATCGGGCTCCCAGATCATCCAGTCGTACACGCAAGCCCTCGGGAAGGCCATGGGTGGCGCTACTGGCCTCAACGTCGCCCTGATGCTCACCGGGGAGAACACTGCGACGACCACGACCGCGATCAAGGCCGTAACCGACGCGACGGCCCAAGCCGACGGTCATACTCGCGGCTGGACGGACATCCAGGGCACATTCAACCAGCGGGTAGCCGAGGCGAAAGACGGCCTCGGGGCTTTCGCCATCGAGATCGGCACCATCGCGCTACCCGTCCTCACGAAAGTAGCGGGAGCCCTAGCCGACGGGGCACTCTGGCTGTCTAAGCACAAAGACGCCGCGATCATCGCCGCATCCATAGTCGGTGGTGTTCTCGTGGTCGCCTTCGTGGCACTCGGGGTCGCCATTTGGACGGCCATCGCCCCATTCGTCCCACTCGGTCTAGCCATTAGTGCCGTCATCGCCGTTGGTGTGTTGCTCGTCGCGCACTGGGGGGATGTTAAGCGCGCGGCCGGGGACGTGTTCGGCTACATCCGGGATTTCGTGACCGGCGTGTGGAATAAGGTGTCCAGCGTCACAACGACCGTGTGGGACGCCATAACCAGGTACTTCCAACGGTTATTCGCCGCCCACCGTGAGCTAGTGATGAGCGTCTACGGGCCGCTGAGGGACTACATTATCACCGCCTGGAACACCGTTCACGATGTCTCGGTGTCAGTGTGGAACGCGATCAGCAGTTTCTTCTCCGGCAGTTGGAACGCTATCCGGAGCACCGCTACCAGTGTGTGGAATGCGATAGTGAACTTCCTGACCCCCGGGATGAATGCCTTTCGGGGGTCCTTCGGGGGCGTTTGGAATGGCATTGTGGGCGACTTCCAGAACATCTGGGGCAGGGTTACCGGCATTGCTCAGGTCATCTGGAACAACGTTGTCGGAGCCTTCCGGTGGGGTGTTAATCAGGTCCTCGGGGTCATCAACGGGCTCGTAGACGGCACGGACACCGTCCTCCGGTTCCTGCTCATCCCCCTCATCCCGCACATCCCCCTGCTCGCCGCTGGCGGCGTCATGGGACTAGCCGGGGGCGGCACCGTCGGTGCTGGGTTCACCACCAACGGGCCCATGGCCATCGTCGGCGAGGGGAACCCCAACCACCCCGAGTACGTGATCCCGACCGACCCTGCGCACCGGGGCAACGCCCTGAGCCTCTACCAGTCCCTCGGGGCCAAGCTCATGGCAGGCGGCGGCATCATCGACTGGATCGGCTCCACCGTCTCCAAGGTCGAGAAGTGGACCGGCGATGGCGCCCTCGGGCTTATGAACCAAGCTGTCAGCGGTCTAGCTGGGGGCATCCCCGAGCCCTATCGGGACGTGGCCTCCGGGGTCGGACACAAAGTGGTCGCCGCAGTTAAGGCAATGATCGACCACGCCCAGGCCGCCGCTGCCTCGTTCAGCGCGGCCTTCACCGGCTCCCCGAACCTCTCCGCGTGGATCCAGCAGGCCCTCGGCCTCACGGGCACCCCGGGCACGTGGGCGGGGCCTCTGTCCGTGCTCATCGGGCGGGAGTCCGGCGGTAACCCGAACGCCATCAACCGCTGGGACTCCAACGCCGCAGCCGGCCACCCCTCCCAGGGCCTCATGCAGACCATCCCCGGCACCTTCAACGCCTACCACCAGGCCGGGACGAGCTGGAACATCCTCGACCCGGTAGCGAACATCGCCGCTGGTATCAACTACATCAAGGCCCGCTACGGCTCGATCTTCAACGTCCAGCAGGCGAACCCGAACCTGCCGCCGAAGGGCTACGACGCGGGCGGCCTACTCCCCACCGGCCTGTCGCTGGTGCGTAACTCCACCGGGGCGCCGGAGCGCGTCCTGAACGCCACCCAGACAGCGAAGCTGGACCGGCTGCTGGCGGGACGCGGAGGCGCGGGCTCGGTGACGGTGAACGTGACGCAGGTAGCCGGGTCACCCGCTGAGACCGGCCGGTTCGTGGCCCTAGCACTGAGGACGGTGGGCTGATGGCCGCGCTCGGACTAGCCGACTACACCTTCAACTACAACGGCCTCACCTTCGGGGACGGCACCGGCTACTACGTCGACCACCACGAGGGCCTCGAAGGGTTCGACACCCGGGTCTCCGACTCGGACCAGCCCCGCAACGACGGCGCCATCCGCGGCCTCGACTACGTCGCACCCCGCACCGTCGCGTTCACCCTGGCCCTGGGCGAGACGTCAGACACCAGCTACGAGACCCGCTGGGCGGCGCTCCGGGCCGCGTTCCTGCCTTCCCGGAGCACTGACATGGCCTTGACTTTCAAGCGGCCGGGTCAGGCTGAGCGGTTCGTGAGCTGCCGCCCGATCACGCTGACGCGGGTGCAGGAGTACCTCCAGTTCGATCAGGTTGGGCACCCGCCTCTCGTGCTGCGCGCGGTTGACCCCCGGATCTACTCCTCGGTGCAGTACACCGCGAACGCCACGCCCTACGCGGCTGTCGGGGGCGGCATGGACTGGCCGGTCACTAACTGGGGTGTCGACTACACAGGGGGCACCCAGAACCTGCTGGTGGTCCAGAACAACGGCACCGCCGACGCCTACCCACTCATCCGGTTCTACGGCCCGGTGGTCGGCACCTGCACTGGCGTCACCCTCACGAACACCACCAACGGGACCGTGCTGCAGATCAGCACCACCGTCACCACGGGGCAGATCCTCACAGCCGATATGACCGCCGCTGTGACCGGCGCGAACACCTCGGTCATCGACCTCGGCGGGTCCTCCCGCTACGGCTCCTGGGTGGTGCCCCGGACCGCATTCAACCTGTCACCGGGCAGCAACACGATCAAGTTCCAGGTGACCGGCACCTCAACCGACTGCGTGTGCAACCTCGCGTGGCGCGATACCTGGCTGGACTGAGAGGGAAACATGGCAAGCACGAGCTACACCGACTCGACGTTCAGCGCGAGCATCATCGGCGCTCGCACAGACAACGCCGGAGGCGCAGTTACCGACACCACGGCTGAAGAGGCCCGGCTGCTGGCGCAGATACTCACCGCTGGTTATCTGACACCGACTAGCGCATTCCTGGTGCAGCAGCAGACGGTCCCGAATATGACGGTCAAGATCGGCTCCGGCACGGCTAAGACCGACTATTACGTTCTCTCGGGGACCGTGGGCGGTCAGGGCAACTACATCGCTCGACTTGACGTCACCTCGCAGAACGTGACCGTGCCGGCGGCTGACGCCTCGCAAACCCGAACTGACGAGGTGTACCTGGTCATTCAGGACAACCTCTACGACACCTCAGCTCGGGCGCTGCCCCGAATCGGGTACCGCACGGGCACCCTCGGCGGGGCGAATCCCGGACCGGATGGAACGTGGACGGCGTACGCGCTGCTGGCCCGGATCGCGGTGGCGGCGGCCGCAACGTCGGTCGTTACGGCCAATATCAGCGACCAACGTATCAAGGCGACGGTGCTGTCCAACCTGTCTAGTACGCCGGTAACGCTAGCTGACGCCGCAACGATCAGCACCAATGCCGCGCTCGGTACGTATTTCCGGGTAACGTTGGGTGGCAATAGGACTCTAGCCAACCCAACAGGCGCCACGGACGGTCAAAAGATCCTGTGGGAAGTGATACAGGATGGCACGGGTGGTCGTACCATCACGCTGGGTGCAAATTTCGCCCTAGGTTCTACTATTAGCTCCGCAACCCTATCGGGCACGGCCGGTAAGCGGGATTTCTTGGGTGCTATCTACAATTCAGCTACTGGTCTGTTCTACGTGACGGCGCTAGTGGAGGGCTACTAATGGGCATTCTGTTTAGATCGGCGGCGGCCAGCGGGGGCAGTACCCCGCAGGCTTTGTCCGTTCCCGTCGGAGTAGTAAACGGGGACCTCCTGTTTATGTGCGCGGCATTAGGGGGCGGCAGCTCAAATGGTACCGGATTCAACGCTTTGTCGGGATGGGTTCAATTGGAGCAGGTCGTTAGTGCCGTTGGGTTTACGGCGGATATGACAACGTGGTGGAAGGTAGCTAACTCTGAGCCTGCATCGTACACGCCAGTACCCAGGGTTGGTTCTGGCTCGAGCGTCTTGCTGGCCGGTGCTGTTCTTGCGTATCGTAATGTGGTACCAGCTTCGCCCATAAGGTCTATTTCGTCGAGCGTCCTGAATAGTGCAGCTGGGCCGGGGTCCGCTACATCGCCAGCTCCGGGTTCACTTGTCGGCGTTACAGTGGGCGATGTATCGATTATTTGTTACGGCTGGATGGACGATCTAGGGGGGAGTAACCTGCCACCGTTCACTACGCCTAGCGGATGGACTAGCCGGGTGGATGTGTCCGCTCCGACGTCTGGGTTTAGCCCAGGTCTGAAGGTGGTAGAAAAGGCCGCTGGCACGGATATCCCGACGATATCGTCTGGCAGTAACCCGGGTGTTTGGAGTACGGCGTCGACGGCGCTAACCGGATCGCTTCCCTCCACAGGGATGCTGACGTTCTTCAACTGATTAGGAGGGGCGGCAGATGACCACGTTTGAGACGGTGCTCGTTAGCCGCACCCCGGCAGTGACCGGCTCGCCTACACTCACGGTCGCCAACCGGCTGGTGGTCGAGACCATCTCCTACACCGAGGAGCTGAACCGGCCGGGCACCGCGATCCTCGGGTGCCCTATCCGGTCGATGACTAGCGACGTCACGGCCCGGCTGGTCGACCTCGCAGCGAACCCCTCCGAAGTATGGGTCTACGCGGACTCCACGCTGTCGTGGGCTGGCGAGGTACAGACGCTCAACATCCAAGGCCAGACGGCCAGCCTCAACTGCGTGGGCCTGCTCGGCTACACCTTCCGCATGGGCGTCACCGCGGACCTCACCTACACCGCGACCGACCAGTTCACCATCGCTAAGGGCATGGTCGACCAGTGGCAGGCCCTGAACTACGGCAACTACGGCATCGACACGTCCACCGTGGGAACCTCGGGGGTTGTCCGGGACCGCACCTACCTGCGCAATGAGCTGCACAACATTGGGCAGCGGCTCTCCGAGCTGGGCGCGGTCCTGAACGGGTTCGACATCAAGGTTGACCCGCTCACCCGCAAGCTGGTGCTCACGAATCCCGTATCGGGTACCGACCTTTCCGCGTCGGTGTTCCTCGACGAACGCAACATCGACTCGGCGAGCATCGCTGTCTCGGTAGCACCGAGTGACCTGGTGTCGGACGTCTCCGCTACCGGCACGTCGACCACCTCAGGTGGTGTCAACTCGACCCTGTACTCGGCGCGGTCCACGTCCTCGGTGCAGACCAGCTACGGGCGATCCTGGGACAGCGCGACGTTCGACGGGGTAACCGATCAGACCACGCTGGACGGGCACTCAGACGCCTACCTGCAGGCCCGCAGTAAGCAGCTCCTCCAGCCCGGCCTGACCGTGGTGGCGCGGGTCGGGTCGAATGTGGGGGATTTCCACGCCGGGGACACCGTCAACTACTCCTACGACGCCGGACTTGGCCGGCAGACCGCGAACCTGCGAGTCGCGAAGCTGACCGTGAGCGTCGACAGCGCCGGCAAGCAGCGACTGATGGTGGAGTTCGCCTGATGGCCACCGACCCCCGCAGGTTCGACCAGATCGAGAAAGTGGTCCGCGACAACGGCCGACAGCTCAACGATGCGCAGTCCACGATCTTGGCCCGTCTGGCGGCGCACACGCACACCGAGTCGCAAGTGGCGAGTCTGGTCGCCGATCTCGCCGCTAAAGCGGGCAGCGTCCACACGCACGCTGAGTCTGATGTGACGAGCCTGGTCACCGACC